CTTTATCAGATATGCTCCAGACTGAACTGGGGTGGCCTTATAATAGGTATGGTTTCAAGGTTAGACGCCAAGCCCATACTTCTTATAATTTATGAGTCTTTTGCAAGTTTAGCAAAGTAAGACAACGTATCATCTTCATCACTATCACTACTCGCTGGCTCAGGTGAATCCTGAGTTGCATATGCACCAGTTGCCGCAGGGGCTTCCATTACATTTTCAACTACAGGTGCCGCCATAGGAGCATGACCTGCGTCAATACCTAGGACTTTATTCATCTTTGCCTTGAGTTCATCATAAGACTTATAGTTTTTAGGATCAAGGAAGTCTTGTAGTGAGTATAGTTTACTATACACTTCTTCTAAACGATCCTCATCACCACCAAATAAAGCACCGGCAGTAGCAAACTCTGACTTATCATAGTTTACCCATCCCTCTACTTTTCTAACTTTAATTTTAAAGTCAGCACCTTCCCAGAAATCGTAAGGATTGATAGGTGTTTCATCTTCAAATGCAGGTTGCATAGATTCCATCACTTTATCAAAGATTTTCTTGCCGAATTTGTACAAGAAAACTTTTCCTTCGTTTTGTGGATTAGAAGGATCAGATACCACAAGAATGTTTGACACATAATGTAGGCGTCTTTTACGATCCCTAACTGTTACCTTATCTTCATCTCTACCTGTGTTCCATAGAACGGTATTGGCTTCTGATACAGGATCAGGTTGGCCGATAGAAGTTAAGGAGTTCTCAATGTACCATAGTCCACCAGGTCCTTGGAATCCGTGGTCCCAATATCTTACCCATGGTAGGTCTTCGCCTTCCATGCATGGTAAAAATCGGATTACCGCAAAACCATTTCCTGCTTTATCTCTGGTAGGTTTCCAGAAACGGTCATCACCATATGATTTGGTTTCTGTATTAGTAGACACTGCTTCCGCAGCTTTTACGAGTTTGTCGATTGACGAGCCTCGTGAGCTCTTTAAGTTTGCAAATGACATATTTTTTTCTCCGTATATTGCATTGTATTTACTGAATTATCCACTTACGCATAATATAATGTATATTATAACACATTTGTGTTAATTTGTAAACCCTTTTCTTAATAAATTTTTACATTTATCTGAATTAAAGCTTACAAAGGGAGTGTACTTTTCGATTCTTTTCTTAACATCAGGCCACATAATGGTATCTGTTATTTTAGAAGATTCTCGAGGTACAAACCCCAATAAGGAATTAAGAATAATAACAGTCTCTAAACTAATCTCTTCTTGCATCCATAACTGAATAACAAAGGGAAGTTGACCATCATAGCTCTCAAAGAGCTCCTCAAAGCCAACTTTCTGTTCACTCAATATATTTATATCAACTGAAAAGTGACGATGAATACTTTCTAAGATTCTTTTATGATTCTTATAATTATCCTCACCGCACTCGTTGATCATCTCTCCGACATATGATACACCATGTTTAAAGTTTGAAACATAGTAACCCATCATATCCTTTTCATACTGCCTTGCAACCTTTGCAAAGAAGTACTTATCTTTCCGTTTTAAAAATGAAGTCGGCTTCACATTTGTTTTAAAGTTATATTTAAAGGCATCATAACCTTCTTGCTCGAAGTGTAGTTTCAAAGCATTATATAACTTGTATGACTCAAACGGATCAATCATATTTAAACCATTACACTTTCGTATAGGGCTTCTACATCTTCAACCTCACCCACAACATCATTTAAATTCTGCTTGTGGTAGATAGTTGCCATTTTCTTCAAGTACTTTTTGTCAATTTCAACATCTTCACAACATGATGCTACAGCTTCTTTAATGAACTCTCGTTCAGCCGCCATACGTGTCATAGAGTTGCTGATTTCTTCAATACAGCCCTTGATTCGCTTTTTATCTTCATCAGATGATGGGATAATTACATTACTACTCATAATATTCTCCTATACTGGTAGCTTGTTGCCACCTTTTGATTTAATTAAGTTGAGACCATGGGCCTCGTTTTCTATCTTTGCTTTAAGTGAATCGGTTAATAAACGTTTTAGGTTTGAATAATCCATTCCTCTCTGCTCGATAATCATTACCGCTGCATCTATATAAGATGTATTAGTTGATTTTGCTACAAGTGTCTCCACTGCTAACGAGAATCTCTTCTTCGTCATTATTTTATGTTCTATGATATCATTCATAATGTCCTTAATAATACACAATCAGC